CTTGCTTCATTTTTCCAGATACCCTATTGCTTCAAAGCAATTCTCGTATGCCCTTTTGAATTCCGTCTCGCTTGATTCTTGCAGAATATTCTTTCCGAACTTTAGCAGTTCATTGCTTTTGTCAGTGTCTGCGCCACTGTCAAAGAATATATCAGTCCTTCTTCCGGATCGATTGTACATAAACGTCAAACCTGTTTCTTTCAATTCTGCGCTTTTCTTCTCGGGCGTATGATCTGCGTAAGACGCTTCAGAATACCAGGCAATTACCTTATAAATCTGACCCATCATCCGTCACCTCGATATCCACAATCAGTCTTTTCGTTTTTTGCCACCCCAGCGACTCCGGTGACTCGATTGTACCATACAGGCTCAGCATGGGCAAGTCTTCATCAGATTCCTTTGCTGAAATCACTTTCCCTTTCAGCCCGTTCAGCATCAACACTTCACCTTCAAACTGATTGTAAGGCGCAATGACTTTCATTCCCTGCTTTGCATGAATTCTCAAGGCGACCGGATAGCCTGCCCAGTTCTGTGCCATACTCCCAACACACGAACTTCCAAAACCGCCCAACGTAATTGTATCACCGGATTTCGGATCGCTACTTGAAAACATCTTTTCGACCGCTTCGGCGTCAACCATTCTGTACAACATCATGTCGCTTGGAAGTTCCGTAGCTGTACCCCGAAGTTTTTCAACAAATTCTTTCTCTCCGGCTGTCAGCTCTTCCCCCTGATACAGCTTTTTATTCAGGCGCTCTGCATTGGTTCCGAATCCACCGTTTACATACGCCTGCTGAATCGCATAATCTTCAAAAGAAATACCCTTCTGAGATTCTTCGATCAGCTTGCAGTAATCTTCCATCGGAGACGTCGCATCCCCGAATAATTCCCGATTTTGGGCATCCTGGTCTCTAATAGCGTCAATATTCTTTTGATACTGTCTTGTCTTCTCCGGAAGCTCATCATACCCCTGTTCCATTTTGTCTATCTCTTCATCAGATTCTTCGTGCCCTTTCGCTATTACGCCCTTAAACTTTTCCCTGCAATACTCTTTGTTTTCAATGCACTTGACCAGTTCGTCATCCGTCAAATCTCCGTAAACATAAGTGCCAGCCAGCATTGCAAAATGATCTTCATTTTCCAGTGCTTTTTGTGGATCCGCAAAGACGTAAAACCGGTCGGAATCGTCGCCATCGACTTTCCCTTTGATTTCCAAAAAGTACTTATCGATATAGTCCATATACTCTTCGTCGCTCATTTCGCTGAAATAACCAACTTCATCCGGCAGGTTTCTGATCATATTCCCAGGCGTTGCCATCGTTTTCGGAATCCGAATCTTTCTCGTAACTCTTCCGAATTGTTTCATGGTATCAACGCTCTTTTTTCTTTCCGCTGAACCACTCTTTGACCTTTGAGATTTACTACCCACCGCTCCGCCTTTATCCGGCGAACTCCCGCCAACCTTTCCGGGCCTTCCGCAATGCCCAAAGTTTCCTGACCCGGGTCCACCATCCATTCCGAAAAGCCTGCGGATGAGTCCTTCTGTCTCTTCCGCTGTATGCGTTTTCCTGAATTCCGCAATCAGCATCGCCTTGACGCTCATCCGCTCACCCCTTTATGCTACATACCCGAACTTCTCCTGCATCGCTGCTTTTGTCATTGTCGTGATTCTGCCGTCATGGTACACTCTGACCACATCCGGGAGAAATCGCTGGTCTACAATCGCTTCCTGATAGCACCGGCAGTTGAACGTATTCCCGGCGTGATATTTGCCATAGGGCTTTCCTTCTCCCGGAAACAGGGCTTCCGGATTCGGCGGGTCGCTGTAGTAGACAATCACACCATTCATGCCGCTGTGGGCGTGCCGGGTCCGCTCATCTGCCATAGAGCGCCAGATATATGCCTTGATACCGCACATCTCCGCTCTCGCCTGAACAATCGCAGCGTTTGCTTTCGCGCACTCCGTCCGGGCAACGCACTTCAGGTTTTTGGTCATGTGTGCAGGCAGGACTTTCCGCAGCTCTTTCTCAATCTCTTCCGGCCGCTTGCCCTTTAAGCTCTCCCGGTAGGCGTACTTCGATACATAATCCGCCCATTCGGTCGGGATCGTCTTAATATAGGCCACGTTTTCGGAAATGATCTGCCATACCCGACTTCCAACCGGACCGTTCATCTCGTTTTTTACCAGGTCATAGAGCTGTCTGCTGTTCGTCGTCTTGAAAATGGCGTCTCTCCAGCTCATCGCTGAGCTGAACCGGACATCGGTAACCATGCCGTTTACCAACTTGTTCAGATACCCGTTCACTTCATCCGACTGCAAAAACTTTCGGGCATCCTGATTCAGCCCATTCAGCAATCCAGACCCGTTCTTTGCTTCGTCAATGAAGCTCTGAAAGACTTTGCAGAGCCCCTTCCAGAACTTCCGCTCTTCAGACCGTCTTACAGCAGGCATTCTTTCACCCCCAAAGAAAGTGTGGCTGGCGGAGCAGGCCAGGTTCCGCCATTTAAGCGATATACAGAAAAGGAAGGATCTGCGAAAAGGAGTTGGCCCATGAAGAAAAGGCTGTAGCCGGTCGCACCACAATAAGATCTTGCAAGCCGGACGGCTTTACTCCGGCTGGACTTCAAAGGCAGGAGGCGGTCCTTTGCAGAGTCCGGAAAATGGCAATAGAAAAACCTGACGGTTTCCCGTCAGGCTGATTCATGCTGCTCCCACGTCAGCTTTTCAGTTCTGCAATCCGCTGCATGAGCTTTCCCTTTCGCGGCGTATTCCCCGCATATTTCACAAGGTGCTCAAGGTCCGCCACAGAAAGGGCTTTCTCGATCTCTTCCATCTGACCCAGCACTGAATCGTCTTCCGTGTCGCTGTAGTAGAATTCCATTGCAATCAGCTTCCGGCACTGGTCGGAAGGCGCATCTTCATAGTACGCTTTCCAGTGCGGATTTTCCAACCACTCGTCCAGACCTTCCATGATTTCCTGTTCAGTAACCATGCCATTTGCCCCCTTTACAGTCTGATGGGATTCAAATCCTGACGGTACTTCTTATTGTGAAGTGTTCTGCCGGTCGAAGCGTTGTAAACCGATTCCTGATTGTGCCGAACCGCATACTCTTTCGCCGCCTTTTCGTCCTTACAGACAAAGCTCACTTCGGGATTGCCATAATACCCGATATTCACCCCGTCGGCCCCGAGTTCCTTCATTGCGACTGCACACATCCCGGCATAGTCTTCATCCGAATACCCGCCCAGAGGATCTGACTCCGTGTTGTTCTGGTGGAAAGTCACGCAATACCCTTCAGAAATATTCTTGACTTCCCCGGTTTCGGCATCGTAGGTATTGAAGTTCTCTGCGTCCGGATGGTCTTTCAGGAAATCCTGAACCTTCCGGCGCACATCCATGTACTTCGGCACTTCCTTCGCCACGTCCGGGTTCTTCTTGAAATAATCCTTCAGGTATTGCTTCGCGGCTTTTGGACCGCCCACTTCCATCGCCGCTTTTAACCCGCTCCACCCGCGGACACTCTTATTATTGCGGATTTCCCCGCTCTTTGCAACGGCTTCGGAAGATTTTTCTGAACTTTCTCCCCCGGATCCTTCCCCGGATCCCTTCTTTGTGAACTTGCCACCTTTTCCCCGCGGGTGTTCAGACTCTTCCCAGTCTTTACCAAACCGCTTCAAGATCGATCTGAGCGCGTCAATCAGAAAACCGCGTCTTCCAGGCTTCTGATCCTGCTGCGGCTGTTCCTTCTGCGCCCTGACCAAAGCTTTTGCTTTTTCAAGATCCCCCGACTGAGCCGCTTCCAGGACTTCCTTCCGCCAACCGGTCAGCTCTGCTTTTTCCTTGCCCTTTTCTCCGGCTTCCTGTGGCCCTTCAGGCGCTTCCTGCTGCTGGACAGGTTCTTGTTCGCCCTGAGCTTCAGGCGGCTGCTGTGGCCCTTCCTGCGGTCCCTGTGGCGGCTCCGGGCCTTCCGGCCCCTGTGGCGGCTGTCCTTCTGGACCTTCAGCTCCACCCATCATGCCGCCCATCGGGTCTTGCATCCCTTCGCCCGAATCCACTTCAGACTCGGCGTTTTCAATGTCATCGTCAGAGATAGATCCCCACGCCCCGATCGGCTTGCCGCTTTCTTGCAGCTCCAGGAGCGCCGTTTTCTGGGAAATGATCCCTGCGGAGAACGTCTGCACAATGGCCCCGACCTGCTGCTGCGTAATCTGAGCCCGTTCAGCAGGTGTTGACGTTTCCAGCGGCTCAAAGACAATCTCCATGTCTTCCGGAACCTGTCCCCAAACACTCATCGCCATCACGGGCAGCAGTTTTTCAAGCGCCGGTCGCAGATTGCGTTCCTGCAATCCGGAAATCATTTCGTAGTAGTTCTTCATGTCAGACTCGCCTGTGGCGTTCATGCCCTGCGGTGCTCTGCCGTACAGCTTCGTCGCCGGGATTTCTGCCGCGCCCGCCATGTCCAGCATAAAGGACTCGTACACTTCGGCCAGACCTGAAAACGAATACGGGTGCTGTTCATAGGTATCTTCATTGCCCATGATCATCATGCCGAAATTGTTCCTGATCCTGTTCTGCCACTCGATTGCCTGCGTGATCTGAGCTTTCTGTCGCTCGGTGCCCATGCCCATAATTTCGCCGTAATCAGCCATTTTCAAGGCTGCTACATTGGCCTGAAACACCAACTGCGCCACGTTCGCACTGGTCGCGTTCCGCTTTTGCAGCTCTTCGTAGATATGCTCAAGCTCACTCGCGCCCCAGTAGTTCCCGGCAATCTCTTCCTGAATCGGCAGGATCCTTCCCCGGAAAAACAGCATTCGGGAATGGTGAATCTTCAGGTAGGTGTTTCTTTCGGCATCCGTTATGACGTTGTAGTATTTCGGATAACCAAACTCCGGATCGTCCATGTCGTCTTCCAGTTCCATAGACGGGTCCAGGCCGCTTGTCCTGTCCACCACAATCAGGCCCTTAAAACAGCCAGGCATCAGCATGTCGTAGTCAAGCGGCTGGTCCAGCATGTCTTCCTGACCTTTAATGACAATCACTGCCGCAGCCCCGCCATATAACCGCGCCCACCGGATAGCGTTCGTGATTTCCTGCTTCACGTTGTGCCGGGCTTCCATCTTCATCAGCTCATCAATCTTATCCTGCTCAATCTCCGTCGCAATCGAATACCATGAGCGCGTCATGTCTTCAGCAGGCATATCGATGATCTTTTTGGCAATCCAGTTCTCCCGGTACATCACGGTCAAAAGCTCGTAATCGCTGGTGACAGAATGCCGCTCGTAGTCGTTCGCCTGCGTCAGCATTGACGCTTCACCCAGGTACGCCAGCGTATTTACAAAGCCATCGTGTGCAAGCTGCTTCTTGTCTTCTGCAACTCTGGCCCTTGCAGGCTTACGCCGTCTCGCCATTCACTCACCCCCTTAAAATCCGCGTTTATCAAAAATCCGGCAGAGACAGGCCGCGCTGTCCGGCGCGTCGTCGTGCTCTGCGTCTTCGGTATAGTCCAAAATCTGAGCCAGGTATTCCGGGTCCGTCCCTTCCAGCCAGACGATATTCTCCCACCACTTCCGGAGATAGGTCGCTATCTTCGTGTACTTGTTCTCTTTCTCGTGGTAGCCGTGCGGGTACCGTTCCAGCCGTCTGATTTCTTTTTTCAAAAATCCCTTGTCGGCGTTCTCTTCAACATGGATCGGATAGCACATCAGCCTGTCGGCATCTGCTATGATAGTGTCCATCACTACATCCACGTGCCTGTGCCACAGCTTCCCGTACATATAAATCCGGTCGCCTTCACGCCGTCCGCAGGTGAAAGCCGTATAGTCTTCCCCACCGTAGGCGGCATCGATATGGCTGATCCCGTTGTGTAGCAGGCTTTCGTCTGTGAAGAATTCCGGCGCTTTGGTAAAGAGCGCATCTTCCGCAGCGATATGCCGCAGCTCATAGTTCGCAGCAAACAGCGACGGCGCCATGCTCTTCCGCAGTTCTCGAATCTTCTCGTCCGAAAGCATTCCGGTTCTCAGGTAGTCCCAACGCTCCGACTCCGGCATAATGGTAAAGGCATCTTCCTTATGCCAGGGGGTGCCGGTGTTGATGATCCGTCCCCCGGGATTCCGAACGTTCTGCAATTCCTGATACACGGCCTTTGTGTGCTCACGTTCGGCCTTCGATACCCGGTCCTTTAAGTTGACAATATCGTCCGTGATGACGATATCCGCGTGCTTACCTGTCAGGGAGCCGGAAATACCCATGCCCAACAGTTGTGACGCTCCACGGGGTGCACAGTAGCAGGACGTTGTAATCTCGCTCTGTGTGGCCCGGATGATTACCAATTCCTGACCAGTCAGGGCTTTGTAGATCTGCTGAAAGATATCTGAACAGAGGATCCTGTAAACACCCTTGATG